CCGCGGCACGCTGCTGCGAAGCCCTCGCGAATAAGTCCGGCAACATCAGCAGCCGCTCAGTCGGCGACACCTCTATTTCCTACGATCATCAAGCCTACGCGACACTCGCCACGACGTTGCGGGTGAAGGCCCGCTCCGGCCTGGAGATGCCCTACTGTGGCGGCATCAGCCACGGCGACAAGCACACGACCGAATCGGACACCGATCGCGTCGAGCCGGACTTCAAGCGCGGCCTGTTCGAGTTCTTGGGCACGGCGCAGCCTGGGGCCGTGAGTGGGGACCACGAGACATGATCGGCGCAGAATTGAAAGACCTCTTTACCGACACCGTGCTGATTCAGCCGTGGCTCCGCCAGAACGCCAACGGCGAAGGAATTTTTGGCGATCCGGTGACCTACCACGCCGTGATCGACGGACAGAATCGCCTCGTGCGTGACGCGAGCGGGCAGCAAGTCGTGGCCTCCCTGGCCGTGCGCTTGTTCGGCGCACCGCGTGTGACGACGAAGGATCGCGTGACGCTGCCGAGCAAGTACACGCCGCAACGTCCGCCGATCTTAACCGTGGAAACCTTTGGCGATGAAGAAGGCGATCATCACGTCACGTTGAGGATGCAATGAACGTCGGGTTCGAGATTCACGGAACTGAAGAGATGATCCGCACGCTGGAGGCGCTTGGCCCGAAGGCGACGACGTCGCTCGCGGGCGCACTCTTTCGCCAAGCGAACTACATCATGGCGGACTCGAAGCGCCAAGTGCCGGTCGATACGGGCGCACTTCGCGCGAGCGGGTTCGTCGAGTTGCCAGAGATCGACGGCGGCACGGTCACGGTGACGATGAGCTACGGCGGCGTCGCAGGCGGCGGCACGATGGACGGCGAGCAAGGCCCGACACGCCCTGGCGAATACCTGACCAACGCAGGGGCACGCGATCCGAGCGGGTACGCGCTGGCAGTGCATGAGAATCTCAATGCGCACCATCCGGTCGGAAAGGCGAAGTTCTTGGAAGATCCGTTTCTCGAAGCGCAGAGCGGGCTGCTCGATCGGCTTGGCGAGGATCTGCAACGGGATGTGTTATGAGCGCCGCGAGCGACCTGGCCACCGTACTGCAAACCGCAGGGATCGGTACAATTTCGGAAGATATTTTTTATGGCCGTGGACTCACGGATACGCCGGACACGCAGATCGCCGTGCAGCAGTACAGCGGATTTTCGCCAGAGATCGCGATGACGGCAGTGGTCGGCAAGGTGATCGCCGAGCGCCCGCGTTGCCAGATTGTCTGCCGCGCCCGCGAGTATACGGTGGCCGAAGCGCAGGCCCGCCTGGCCTGGATTGCGCTCACGAATTATGGGGCCGCGCCTGGGGCCGGATCGCTGATGCACGTCACGCCCGTGCAAAGTCCCTTTTCGATGGGGCCGGATGAACAGAATCGGTGGAAGGTGGGCTTCAACGTGGACTGCTGGATTCAAGGAACCTAACCCATGACCTACACGAACATCGGCACGGCGACGATTTTTTGGAACGGAAAAGCGATCAAGCCAGGCGAGGTGTGCCCTGAGACGTGTGACGCGAGCTGGCTGGCGTACTTCGTCAAGACTGGCGTGCTGCATGAAGGCGTGCCGCCCGTGACACCCGCTGAAGGCGTGCTCTGGACACCGCCGCCGAAGCCGAAGAAGGAGAAAGCCTCATGAGCCAACTCGTATTCAAGAATGCCAAAATCCTGTTCGGCGGCTGCGATCTCTCGGCGAACCTGAATCAAGTCGATGTCTCTGTGGGCGCGAAGATGTTGTCAGATAATGTCTTTGGAGATACGTCGGAAAGTTACGTGGCAGGCCTCATCACGAGCAGCATCGACGTCACCGGCTTCTTCGACGCCGTGCTCACGGGCAATCCTGACGGCGTGGATAATACACTCTTCCCCGCGCTCGGCTCGGACGACAAGCTCATCTCGATCTTTCCTGACGGCTACACGGAGGGCACGCTGACCGATCAAGGGGTCGGCCTTCTCTCGACGCTCGCGTCCTACACGCCAATCACCGGCAAGCACGGCGACCTGCTCGGCCTCAAAGCGAAGGCGGCGGCGCGTGGTCTGCCGCTACGGGCCATTCCGATGAAGAACAGCACGACGGCCTTTGCAGGCACGGGGACCGGCACGAAGTTCAATATCGGTAATCTCAGCGCCTCGCAGTATCTCTACGCGGGGCTGCATGTGATCGGGTACACCGGCACCACACCCACGCTGGACATGCTGATTCAGTCCGACACGGACGCGAGTGCGGGCGGCGAAGTCACGCGCATCACGTTTCCGCAAGTGGGCCAGGCGACAGGCGGGTTCTATGGCGTGCGGCTCGCTGGTCCCGTGACCGCGCCGTGGTGGTGGGCGAAGTGGACGGTCGGCGGGTCCGCGAGTCCAGGGTACAAGTTTCTGGTTTGGATGGCCGTGGCTTAGTCATTAACACGTAGGGGGAATATATTATGGCACAGTTGGTCTTTACAGGGGCGTCCGTGACGGTCAATTCCGTGGATCTGTCCGATCACGTCAAGAGCGTGACGATCGACCTCGGCGCGAAAATGCTCGATGACAATGCGATGGGGGACACCTTCGAGTCGTACGCCGCGGGCTTGCAAACGGCGAAAATCGACATCGAATTCATTCAAGACTATGCGACCTCGAAGGTCGATCTCACGCTGTTTCCACTCGTTGGAGCCGCGGCGTTTCCCGTCATCATCAGGCCGGTCCTGGGGACCGTCAAGGGCGTGAACAACCCCGACTATACGATGCAGTGCGTGCTGTCGAGTTATGCGCCGATTGCCGGTAAGCACGGCGATCTGCTGAGTTCCAAAGCGTCGTTCGCGCAGGCGGGCGCGATGACGCGCGCGGTTTAATCCCTTGGTGCGCGAAAGGCGGGTCGGGCGGGTCGCTCCTCCCGCCGTGGACGTCTAGCTGGAGAGATGCGTCCCGTCGTTCCAGTGCGCGCACCTTTAACCCGCCGCCCTTCACGGGCGGCATATCGTAAGGAGTCCATCATGTCGAGCCTCAGCCTCAAGTTTGATCGGGACCGTAAGCTCAAATATCTGTGGTCGGACATGCGCACGATTTGTGCGCGCCTCAACAACCTTTCGATGGTCGAATTTCTGACCAAGCTGGGCGCGACGTCGCCGGACGTGCTGCATACCGCCCTGTTTATCGGCTTGAGCCACGACGATCCGAAACTCACCGGCCAGCGGCTCGACGACCTCATCCAGGGGTACATCGACGACGGCGGACAACTGACCGCGTTGGTGAACGCCGTACTGGAAGCCATGACTGAGGACGGGCTGCTGTACTCCAATAAAAAACAGGAGGGGTCGGACCCCGCAAACCCTACGCCGAGCTTGGCCCGTGGGTAGCCTGGGCCACGCCGCTCGCCTATGGGCTACTCCGGCTCACGCCCGCCGAGTTTCAGGCGCTCACGATTGTCGAGTTTCACGCGATGGTCGAAGCGCGCGTCGCCTACGAGCACGCGACAGAAACGCGCTGGCGGTTGTTCTTTGCGGCGATGACGGCCAACATGATGAACGCCAGTGGGCACATGCAGCACACGGTGCAGCCGGAAGATTTATTGACCGACAGCGAGCGCGACGCGCTCTACCGCGCGCAAGCGCAAGCCTTGGCCGATAAGAAGGCGAAACCCGCGAGGTGATCTGTGTCTACGAATGTCGGAGATTTAACCGCCTCGCTCAGTATCGACACGTCCGAGTTCACGGCAGGCCTGAGTTCCGCGAACGCGCAACTGATGGGCATGGGAGCCGTGTCAGTGGCCGCGGGCGGACTCTTACAGGACGCCCTCGCACTGGCCGGACAGAAAGCCGCTGAGTTCGCCACGTTCGCCTACAACGCGGCACTCTCGGCAGGGAAAGCCGCCGAACAATTCGATCAACTCTCGCAGCGCACGGGCGTGGCCGTCGATGCCTTGCAAGGCATGCAGGTGGCCCTGGCCCGCGAAGGCCTCGAAGCCTCCTCACTCGCCCAATCGTTCCGTGTGCTCTCCGGTCACATGGTTGGCGTGAGCGCGGGCACCGCGAAATCGTTAGAACTCTTCGACAAGCTCGGCATCAGCATCGACACCGTCGAGACGGGGACTGGTGCCCTGATGTCAGCGATCGCTGATAAATTCCAGGGCATGGCGGACGGCGCAGAGAAAAGCCGACTCGCCGTGCAACTGTTCGGACGCTCCGGCATGCAGATGATCCCGATCCTCAACCAGGGCAGCGCCGGTCTGGACGCGGCCATGCGCAAAGCGGCGGAGTTCGGGTTGATCCTGACCAAGACTCAGCAAACCGACTTGAAAGTGTTCGACGACGCGATGGACGATCTCGGCTCTGCCGTGAAAGGCTTCACCGCGCAAGTGGGTGCCGCCTTTGCGCCCTCGCTCACCGCGCTCGTCAAAGCCCTCACGCAGGCCGTGGTGTATGCGAAAGACGTCTTCAATCTCTTTGCCGACGCAGGGGAGAAGCTCTCGATCCGGCTCTCGGCGCTTGCCACGGTCTGGCAGCTCGTCGCGCAAAATCTGTTTTCGTTCAACGTCCTCTCGAAAGATGCCTGGTCGAACACGCTCGACCATATCAAGGCCGTCGATGAATGGGCCGCGGCGCAGATCAGGGGCGTCGAGGCGTCACGCAAGGGCGAGGCCGCGCTCGGCGACCTGGCGAAGGCGCACCTCGTCGCCAAGGACGCGGCGAAAGAGCACCTGGCTCACCAGAACGTGCTCGGCCAACAGATCGTCGCCGCGACAGGGATTGAACTGAACCAGAAGAAACTGCTCGGCGAGCAGCAAGAGCGGATGGGTCGCGACATCGTGGCCGCGACGAACGTGGAGTTGTCGCTCAAGAAGCAGGCGGGCGAGCAGCAAGAGCGCATGGGGCGCGACATCGTCAATGCGGAGAAGGTTGCCGCCTCCCAACGGCTCAAAATCAGCCGAGACTTCTTTCAGGAACAGTTCGACCTGGAAGAACAAGCCGCGCAGAATCGTTACAACGAAGGCCCAGGCGTCGGGATGGACAGCGGGCAGATGCAGGAGGCTCGCGGGCGGATGATCGTGCAGCAGGCCGTGATGGCGTCGCAGATCACGCGCGATCTCGGCAATCAGGAATTATCCGAGGCGAAAATCCGTGCGGACGGCGAGATGGCGCTCCAAGCCGCGGTCTACCAGCAGCACGTAGGATTTTTTACGGACGTGTCTGCGGTGCGCAATGCTGCGACCGCGCAGATCCTTGCGGATGTGGCCCTTCGACGCCAGGCCGAGACGCAATTACTGGAGGATGGGAAGCTCTCGAACGAGCAGTACCAAGCGCACTTGGTCGCGATCGAGCAAGAGACGACGGCGAAGCGCATGGGGATTGCCAGGCAGTATCCCACGTTCTTCCAGAAGCAGATGCAAGACCTTCAGCAGGGCAACCAGTTTTCCCTCGCGCAGATCAGCAATTCGTTCACGAGCGCGACGGCCCAGTGGATCGTGACCGGCCAGAAGTTCACGCAATTCTGGACCTCCTTGAAAGTCACGATGGTGCAGACGTTCCTGAATTCGCTTGTGCAGATGACCGCAAAGTTTCTCTCAGAAACCGCCATCTGGACCGCCATCACCGCGACGTATGAGGCGATCAAGACGACGATCACGGGCGCAGGAGAAGCGACGCGCACCGGCATCCACGCCGCGAACAATGCGACGCGCGTCACGACCGATGCCGTCTCCGCGACCGCGAGCGTCTCGATCTGGGCAGGGGCCAGCGGGGCGATCCTCGGCCTGTACGCGACAGTCACATCAGGGTTTGCCGCGGTCGGCGCGTCAATGGTCGGCGTCCTCACGGCAGTCGGCACGTATGTCGTCGGCGTCTTGTCGGCCATCGCGGAGGCGCTCACCGCGACCGTGTTCGGCATCCCGTGGGCAGGGGCGATCGTGTTAGGGATTGTCGCCATTCTCGCGGCGCTCGCGGCCACGGGCGTGCTCGGCTTCGAGGAAGGCGGCGCGGGCGACTTCGGCAAAGGGACGCTCGCGATGTTGCACGGCAAGGAAGCGATCATCCCGCTCGACCAGATGAAACAGTTCGGCGGCGGCACGGGCGACGTGATCGTGAACATCAACAACGCGCCTGCGGGACCGCCTCCCAAAGTCAACGTGCATAAAGAACTGGAAAAAACCGTGATCGACATCATCTTCCGCGACGTGGCACGCAACGGCCCGCTGCGCGGTCTGATGCAGGGAGGCTAACATGGCCGCATATCCGGCGACGCCGATCGCACTTGTGCTGGCGGAGGAGCTGCCAGACTATCAGGTGCTCGCGACCGGCATGGAACTCGGCTACGTGCAGACGCGCGCGAAAACCACCGTCGCGCCACGGCGATTGACGATCGCGCATCACACGCTCACCGTCGCGCAAGTGGCGACCTGGGAGGCGTTTTGGAACGCCCGCAAAGGGGGCGGCGAATCATTCACCTTCACGCATCCGCGCACGAGCGCGGGCCTGACCGTGCGGTTCAAAGCGGGCG